GTAAACGGACCCACTGTATCCGGAGCACCGATCGGATTACCGTCCAACGTGAATTGCACACTCGCGACGCCGATGTTATCGGTAGCGTCTGCCGTGGCGTTCAGTGTACCCGTTACGGTGGTTCCATTCGTCGGACTTGTTACAGTAACAGTCGGAGGAGTCGAATCAATAGGAAGACGAACCGAAATATCGAATGCTCTGGAGGAGACGTACACAAATAAACTGTCTCTCAATTGAGCGGTGAAATTATATGCCCCTGCGGTGGACGGAGTCCCGCTCAACACTCCATTTGAAGCTAACGTGAGTCCCGGAGGTACCGTCCCGCCTGAGGTAGACCAAGCAAAAGGTGGCACTCCCCCCGTACCGGCCAGTGTTGTGGTGTAAATCGTCCCGGTCGTTGCCTGAGGCAACGGCGACAGTGTTGTGATTGCAACGCCCGTATAAACAGTCATTTGCAAGTGTACCGGTGCGGATGGATGCGACAGGGTGTCGGTCGCCACAACATCTACACCTAGACCTGTCACTTCAGAACTAGGGGTTCCGCTAATGATACCCGTCGATGGAGCGAGGGTTAACCCATTGGGAAGACTTCCGCTAGCGATACTCCAGGTGTATGGACCTGTACCCCCACTAGCAGACAGTGTAAAAGAGTAGGAATAACCCGTTTCAGCTGCGGGAAGAGCACCGGCCGGGGTTGTGATCGTGACGCTGGAGATCACGTTGATATTTACTGCCGTCGAAACCGTCGCGTTCGATGCGGCATCGGTCGCTACTGCCGTTAAGACATGAGCACCGAGGCTTACCCCTGAGAGACTGTAGCTCAAGTTATAAGGAGGGGTTGTGATTGGTGAACCGATAGTCGTTGCATCCAATTTAAACGTGACACTGGCAACCCCGACGTTGTCGGAAGCAGTCGCTGAAGCGTTCAGAGGCGGACTAATGTTTGCTCCATTGGTTGGTGATGTAATGCTGATCACCGGTGGAATCGTATCCAAGGCATTAATATTCACCGGCGACGAAGTCGTGGAATTCGATGAGGTATCGGTAGCCATGGCAGTCAACGTGTGCGCACCAATACTCACTCCTGACATGCTGTAGCTTAAGTTATAAGGAGGGGTTGTGATCGGACTACCGATTTGTGTTCCATCCAGCTTGAACACGACACTCGCTACGGCGACGTTGTCGGAAGCAGTGGCGGATGCGTTCAGTGTTGCACCAATATTCGCGCCGCCAAGCGGCGACGTGATGCTTACTGTTGGGGGGGTGGTGTCTGTCGGTGCGACCACATTGAAATTCACGACTGACGATGTGGTGGAATTTGAAGCTGTGTCCGTAGCCACTGCGGTCAATGCGTGCGATCCCAGACTGACGCCCGATAAACTGTACGACAAGTTATATGGTGGTGTCGTAATCGCCGAACCAATCGCCGTCCCATCTAGGCGAAACACGACATTGGCTACAGCAACATTATCCGCTGCAGTCGCAGAAGCATTTAAGGTTGTCGCGATGTTTGCTCCACTGGTCGGTGTTGTTATAGACACCGTCGGTGGTGTGGTATCGGGTGTTCCACCTGTGGGAACCAACGGATGGGGATCCCCGTAAGGAGTATAAAAGTTGTTAGTCCACGTGTTCGTTGCGGTGCACTTGTCGAGAACGTTCAAACTCGTGTTCCACCAGGCCACCCCTGCTGTGCAGATCGATGATCTGCCGGTTCGATCGGTCGCCACGGTGACACCGTGTGCCGTATCGGTTGAGGAATTCTGTAAGTAGTATTCACGATTGTTTTGAATGTATGAGGACGCAACATCGAAAGGTCTCAACTCTGGATGAGCGAACCAACACGAGGTAAGATCGTTAGCATTGGGGAAGTCATCCGGGGATGGACTGTTGTAATTACCGCTACCTGTATTTCCCCAAATGTAAATGGATTCGCGATCCTGCAAGACTCCTGTTGTTCCAACGGGGGTGTGTGTGGCGCCCTCGATATAGCCCCAACCTGTTTGGTATGGAATTGGCCAGCCCGCGCCAGGTTGAGTCAGTTTGTTCCAACACCGATATTGCGCGTTCATGGAATTGAGGGCTAAAGCGGATAATTTGATCGCCACTCCTTGGTTGAACCAAGCGTTCGCAGGGGTATCGAGCGGAGTGTTGTTATAAATCATTCCGACACCCGCGCGTAACCCTATGAATGACGCAAAGTTGACCAGTGATTCTGGCGGTATACAGTTCGCTTGTGCGCCGTCATCGCGAATGAACTGGTTGGAATATATCTCGAAGTGTCTGCCCCCAGGAACCGATGTATCGCCGTGATAGATAATCGCACTCGACTTAAAAACGTTGTGTCGGAAGACTGCTCTTTCATTGTCGTCAATGTCCACGGCTTCGGCAGCATTATTGAAAGTGTTATGTTCGATATAAAGATTCTGCTCCCCATCGGTGTCTGCCGTGCCCATGGTCGCATTCCGAGGAAAACTTGTGTAGTCTCCGAAACCTGTCTTCAGAAACGAGACGATATCAAAGCAATTAGATCCGTTTGGAATACCTGTAATCTGGTTATAAGCGAAGACACCGCGAGGACTTTTGTCGAGAATGAAATTCGCGCGTCCATCGTATGGAACGTAGTCCATTCCATAGATCACCACGGCTTTCCCCCCGCTGGTCGGCGCGATGCGGATCACCGAACCCGGTGCAGTATAGGCACCGGTTCCTTGGACAATCTTGATGTTGTATAAACGCTGGTGATTGACTGTGGATTCCGTAAAAACAATAATTCCATCGGTGGTACAAAGGCCAGAACACGTGTTATCTGTCAAGGTGACTGAATTCCCCGTTACATCGTTGTGCGGTGCACCCGCAGATTGGATGGTGACTGCCTTTGTAATGTACGTGGTACTGCTAACCCCGTAAGTCCCCGCAGTTACTGTAATCGTGTCGCCATCCGAAGCAAGCCCGTGACAGATAGCCACATGCGCCCAATCGACTGCGATCCAATTCGGATGACTGCCGCCGCAGGTTGACAATTTTTCGTCAAATGACGCAATCGATGCCACCGCTGCGCCAGATGCACTCAATGTCCATGTTGGGCTTGTCGTTCCGGGATTCAAGCGGTAGGCGAGACCGATACCTTGTGCGGCGGAGGTCGGCGTCTGTTGTTGCAGGATCGTAAATGAAGAATCAATCGTCAGTGTAGTTCCGCTCACCGCTGTCGCAATCGCTGAGAAGACGATAGCTCCACCGCTGTTCGGTCCGACTTGCAGCGTGAGTGCGCCAGCGGTCGTGCTGCTCTGAGCAGCTAAGAACGTATTGCCATCGGTGGGTGAACTAAAATTCACTGCTGCTACTGCCATCGCATAGTAGCCCGTGCAGTGCGTGCCATCGTCGAATACGGTGAATGTATCTGATCCCGTATTCAGACTGTTGCTGGTGGCGAGATACCACCAAAGGTTCATGGTATCGGGATGGTGATAAGGAGAACCGGCAAGAGCAGTGAACGTGTTGCCTAAGCTATCCACCGGCCGAAACGTACAGGGATCATCGGCAACCCCCGCAATGATAATGGCTTTTGCTCCTGTGGTATTGACCGTCAAACCACTAAGCCCGCCCGGAGTTCCGTCGATGGTCTTAGCGGAACCGGAACTTCCTATAGTTACCGTAGCGAACGCTGAAGAAGCCCAAAACAAAAGACACAGAACAATTAGAATCCGACATTTCATACGCCGATCACCGTCCAGTTGGTCCCATTAAACCAAGCGAGAACCACGAACGATCCTCCACCTGCCACAATTGCGCCCCACGTGTTTACCGTGGAATCCAGAATCACAGCGTGATCGCCAACTTTCGATGCCACGGGCAGATCATCGTGGTTGAAAGCGTCGATCGTACCGATTGCCGCGTTCGTGTTGATGACGCGCGCCAGGTCTTGCCACAGCTGATTCAGGTCGGTTGCCTGTGCGGTCGACCATTGTGGATGTCCGAGTCGCGGTGCTCCTGGTGCTTTCATGACTTCACCACCTCTCCGCGACCAATGTGACGCAAAATCAAATGTGTCATCGCGAGCGGTCCATCGTTGGCTGAGCGGGACAAGGTCAGGGTAATGACCTCGTCTTGAATATCGAGGTCGAACAGTGCAGACAGAACCTGTTCATCGCCAATACCATTGCCTATCTGCATAGACTGCTCAACGGCCTGATTTCGCCGTCCTTGTGCCTGTACTGTGATTACGGCATCACTTAAGTTTTCGTACAGAATCTCTGCACGCATCAAAGACGATTCGTACCCCAGTTCATTGAAACTGTAAGCACGCTGTGCTCTTGTAGGTTCCTCGCAGTCTAGGTCTAAGTTGTCGAATTGCTTCATGTCCCTGTTGGCAAAAGCGACCTCGCACAATTCAGAACCGGTGGCCATGAACATGGGTGTGAAATTCAACGGAATCTGCACGGTGCCGGCGTAAACATCTTCGACAGCGTAATGATGAATGATCCCCGTGAGTGATACAGGACCACCATTGCCAAGGCGTTCAATACGGCTGAGGATCGCGTATCCGGCAGGTCTGGTGAAAACGGCACTCGTGTCCATGATGTCGCGAGAACCGCTATCGCCGATCTTGAGAGTGACCACCTGATTATCTCGGTGTGTAAACGCGTAAACGTTCAGGGTGGCTACACCGATGTCTTCATAGACCAACGCTGTTCCACAATAATTCTTAATGAGTCCAGGCTTTTGAAAATCATGCCAGCGAAATGCCCAGCTGATCGCTTCGCAATTCAGATCCTGATTGTTGAAAATGTCGACAACGTTCCGGATCGCCACAATGCAGTATTCATTCCCACTGGCGTTGTACTTTGGGTAAAAAGGTACCGCGTATCCGGACAACTGGATTTCATCTGGACTGGTTGGCGCATCCGAGGTAATGGTGATAGCCGTTGTGTCTTTGACGTACCCCAGCGATCCACTTGGTGGTGCAAAGTCGACATAAATCAAAAGAACGGCGCCAGGTGATACGGTGGCCGGCATTGTCGGTATCGACACAACTCCGAAAGGGGGAGTCACGGTGATACTGCTGATCGTTAAAGCCACCGTGCCTGTGTTGGTAATCGTGAGTCCTTGTGCAGGCGATGAAGTCCCAGACTTCGTTTCCGGAAAGTTAAAGGAACTCGGATTCACCGAAAGCGCTTTTGTGGCTACCGGTACCGAGTTCGCTGTCATGCGAATCGAAATAGGACTGTTATCGGAGAAGGCGGAGATCGTCAGAACTCCGATATCCGTGCCAAGGGCACCAGCGGTGTAAGTGACATCCATGGTGTAGGTGTCACCGGGATTCATAAACACTGGTGGAACCGAAACCGCGAAGATCGGATTGTCGACGACTATGGAAATATTACGAACCGGTGCGTCCGATAAATTGGAAAGGAAGATCTGATGCAGTACGGACATCCCGGTAGTGACTTCACCGAAATCGACATCTAAGGGATCGACGGTTAAGACTGGTGGGAAATCCGGCATATTACACCAACAAGTTTGAAATTGCGGTGATCTGGCCTGAAACCGAGGCGAACCGCTGCCAAGCCTGCGATGCCCAAGAATAGATCCAGGTTATTGCAGTTCCATTAACAGACGATGGCAACGATAACCAATAAGACAGGAACGGAAATCCGGCGCCGAGTTTCGGGACAACGAATCCATAAATCGATGTATCTGAGGTGTTGCCAATATCGGCAAAAATCAGTTTCTTCGCCTCTGCACCGATCGGCGAAAAACTGGAACCATCGAATGCATAGATTTCTTCGTTTGAGACAAAGGCACAAACATTCCCGTAAGTCGCCAGCGAGTAAGGATAGAAGTTGCCTACACCTTGCGGTGAATTGGTAACTTGATCGAACTGGAAGGGGGAAACCCCGACGCCAGTCGGTGTCATTAGGGTTATGCCGTTTGTCCGGAAGATGTAGCCACTTCGCCCGAGTGTAGCAATCCCAGTGATCGCGTCCGGTACTTCCAACAAATCTTCAAAACCTGCTGTCGATCCGGCACCCACCGTCCAGTCATTGGGATCACCTGAGGCGGACCAGCGCACTCGTGATTGATAGTTCGTGGAACCTTCTGTTCCAAACGGCGGTTCCGTCGTATTGCAGGTGACGAGATGATTGCCGAGTACAGCTGCAAAGCGCCATCCAAATGCCGAACTCCCCGATGACGCAAACGGATCTTGCAGCGAGTCTGAACCATCGGCGTAGAATCCGCTCTTAGAACCATTGCTGAAGTAAACACGCCCATTGATGATTGCGTAGCCATAAGGCAGCGACGTTCCAGAGAGGTCCGGAATTCCATAAGGTATCGTCAGCGTGTTGTAGGTCGGTCCACTGGTGACCGCATAGGCGGTCTTAGTCGTCAGCACAAGATTGTGTTTGTGCCCGAGCAGATCCGTGTACTGCTGCATCAACCTTGTCACCGCCCCGTCTGGCGTATTGCCCCAGTTGTTCAGGCGCGGGCGAGTGATCAACCTGCCTTCATACACGAACATGTTGAACAGGTCGTCCCAGGCCTTCGGATCTTTCGTCGGTCTCGGCTGATTATCGACGATTCCTTTGAACGGTCCAGGTATGGGAAGTTGATCGAAACTCAACCCGTAGCCTCCTCATCCTTGGACATGGTTTCCTTTAATGGTTCTAGTGCGGAGTGCGGATAGATTTCCGGGTACGGACGCAGCTTTTCATGTAGGAACGCACCATGCGAGTCCGCGTTCATAAAGTTCCGATACATCCGCATTCCGACGTTGCGATACAGCGAACGCCGGCCGTTGTGGAACTCGACTTCAAGATGACCTTTCTCTGCGTCATAGCCCACACTGCGAATCGCATTCGACACCACATCTAAACGTTTCATGTTGAGTATGTGTACCTGCTTAATTTCGGGCGGAACCCATAATCCGCATCCATGTATTCGGCTTGAATGCGGGTCAGTCGCTGTTTGAGTAGCCCCGGTTTATCTGGTTGCTTCGGATTGCCGTATAACATCGTGCGTACAGCTGCCGCTTTGTCGAATTCCAGCAATCCCATGAACCCGCGGATCTGCGCTTGGTATTGAACGATTTCCACCCAGTCATCGGGCACCAGGAGTTCGGTGTTGTTGATGTCCATCTGATCGAGTTGAACTTTCTTCCAGAACCGTATGATCAAGGGATAACCCTGATCTGGTACAGGACGCACGTGGAACTGATTCTTGAATGGCGCCCAGATCGATGGTGTTCCCGGCGTCGACAGGTTGTAACGGTCCAGAATCTTGATGTTCCGTTTACGCAGCGGACGCCGCGAGGTTGGTTTCCCTGCAGGAAAACCCATCGTCATGGATTTGATGGCACGGGCACCAATCGGATAATCGTAGCCCCCGAGGTTGGGAACGAGTAACGTGTAATCGGTTTCTTCCAGTTCTTCGAAAGGAATAGCATGCCCGATATCGCGGTAACCATAGGCGATCCACTTAGAAATTCGTGTGTTGATGTCGGAACGATTGCCGAGTAAGTCGGCAACGTCATTGACTAGGTCACCAATCTTCATTTAGAACTCAATGTCCTGCGGATCGTCATAGACCTGCTCTTCTTCGTTGATGCTTTCCTGCTCATCGGACAGAATCTCCGCAATCACTTTCGGACGCATTTCCACATCGAGGTTATCGAGACATTTCGCATCCAGTAACAGGCCTTTCTGCATGACCAACATAGACAACGGGTATTCGAAGCTACAGCGGTCGCACTTACGCCACTGACTGTCCCAGATTCCCCGGTGGCGCGGCATTACTTCGCTTTCTCTTTTTTGATTGCCTTGAAGACGCCGGCATCCGCATCAATCTGGTACTCTTCTTTTTTAAGTCCAGCGGTCTTGAACAACTCATCGACTAAGGCATCTTGTTCCTTAGCTATGCCCTGTTCTTGTTGCACGATCTGCTTCGCCTGTTCATTCGAGTTCACAAATTGGACGTATAGCGCGTTCAATTGGGAATCTAGCGCTGCACGTTTGGCGACAAGCGCTTGCAGGTGATACTTCCCTTCTGGAGGAATCACCATGTTGTCGGTGGCTTTGGCTGCGTAAACGACAATCGCCAAACCCATCGCAATGAGCAATAAGGCAAGGACGAACAATTCAGTTCTCTTTGGCATTCTTCGGAATCCTTTCATTCAGTTCTTTAACGGCATTCACGAGTGCTCCAATAATCGCGCGGTCATTCAGCGATAGATAGCCATCCTTGTCCTGTCCCACTGCAAGGGGACCGAGGGCATCCCGCACGTTCTGTGCGGAGAAACCGACATATTCGTGTTCCATGTCCATGCGCGACAGTTGATTCCATTTGTAACGGATGGGATCGATTTGTAGAATCTCGGCGAGTCCGGGTTCAAACTGACCTTGTACGTTCTTCAGTCGGACATCGGAACTCGCTGTCACATTGCCGACGGAATCCGTCGACAGGGTGCCGGCTGTGTAACCGTTCAGCTGAAGGTGTTGGTTATTGTGCAGGGTCATCGCGACGGCAAGACCGCTCGCTGTGAAATTGGTTTGAAAATTGATCTGACTGCCCGGACGTTGACCAGGTGACCCGACACCTTCGACCTGAAACACAATCTTGGAAGTACCTTGGAAACCCCCGTTATACGCAGTCGAGATGACCGCCCCAAGGTTATCCCCCTCCTGTACGTTCGATGGGATCGTCACCGAACCTCGCATCTTACGAAAGCTTAGAGCAGCGCTGCCTTGGTCTGCACTGGCATAGTCCATCGTGTACAGTGAACCCGTGTTGCTGGAACCATAGAACACCGTGAACGCCGGCAACGTTCCGGGTCCGATTGCGAGACTCGTTGGACCGCTGATCGCGCCCGTGTTATCGATGATCGATGACGCCGTTAGACTGGTGGCGCCAGACCACGACGCAACTCGCGGAGGGAAACCGCTACCCGTAACCGTTCCACCACCTCCGCCGAGTGGTCCCCAAGACGTTCCGTTCTGACAGACTTCTAAGGTTCCGCCGTTATTTCGTAGGCCGACCGTTCCCGATCCGCAGAGAGTTCCCCCGTTATAGGACGTCGTCAGCTGTAGAAACGGGTCCAATGTCAGCCGAAAACTTTCGTTCGCGTTGGTAAAGATGACGAAGGGAAGGCGCACTCCGGTGGTTCCTGTTTTTCCCGCATTGATGGATACGTACTGCCCGCTGACCACGTTAAAGTTCCCCGTGCTGGCACCCGAATTCGCTGTGGCGACGGTCACACCGGAAGCACCGGACGTCAAAATTCCAGTACTCCCGGTAAAATCCACCAACGGACCGAAACCTACGTACAGCAAATGGTTGGTCGAATCCCAATTGAGATAACCTTCCGAGGTCTGCAGTTGTTTCGAGGAATTGATAAATGCGATCGCGTTATGCGCAATCGTCGGCTGCGAGTTGAACGTGATGTTTGTGCCGTCGTCAGAGATCGTTGAGTTTGCGATGACAGAACCCGACGTCCATTTCGTGATGAAATTCGCCGTGCCAGCCCCGGTGATACTGCCCCCTCCGCCCCCGCTGCCTAACGGTACCCATGCGGCGCCATTACTACAGGTTTCAATTGTTCCCGCGTTGTTCCGGAAAGCGACAGAACCGACAGCGCACAAGGTCGATCCCGCATACGAGGTCGTCAGTTGAAAGAACGGGTCCGTCGTCAACTGCACAGCGACGTTGCCACTCGGCGCGAGAAAGATCGGACCGAGGTTGGTTCGAATGTTCATTCCGTTGCTGGCGCCAGAGGCAGACAGAATGTAGGCCTGTGCATTTGCCAGTCCTGACACTGGAGTGAACCCTAGGGATGTCACACCAAAAGAAAAGGCCAAATTTGTTAATGCGGCACCGTTTCTCACAACGAGAGCAGTTTCGGCAAAGGTTCCACTGTTGCCGTTGCGCAGCGTGATTCTGACGTCGTTGTTTTGATTGCCGAAGACTTCGAAGAAATCGCGCACCGTATCATCGACAGGATTAATGCCTAATCCGACATTTGTGCCGTTATCCGATAAAACGGAATTGCCAAGCGCACTAGTACTTGTCCATTTAGTGATTGACCCTAGCGTGCCAGATCCCGTGATCGAACCGCCGCCGCCAGGACTCCAGGTCAATGACCCACTACCGTTAGTGGTTAGTACATTCCCCGCCGTACCTGGTGTAGGAGGCCACGTATAGTTCTGCCCCCCGAAACTGGTCTGGCCGGTAACCGTTAGAGTGCCAAATGTCGCACTAGTCCCACTGATGGAATTGACACCAAGTCCCCCGGACACGTTGAGAGTACCCGTTATATTTGTTGCCGCAAGTGTGCTCGTTCCGGTCACTGCCAGAGTTGTTGCTTGTGCGGTGCCCAAATTCGAGTTCGACACCGTTAGTGAATTCACGTTCAAGTTGGCGATAGTAAACGCGTTTGCTGTGAGAGTACCTGTTGCAGTGATATTGGTCGCAGTGATCTGAGTCGCACTGAAAGTTCCCGTGCTGTTAAAGTTTTGCGTGAACAGTTGAGTGAAATACCCAGCCGCGTAGTACGCCCCTTGCGCCCCAATGGTGTACGCATTGTTTGCTGCTGGAAGCAAATTTGCCTGTAACGGTGGTGACGTAATTGTCGCGTACTGAGGAACCAACTTGACGATCGGCGCGAATACCGGTTGATTCAGTTTGTAGACCTGCCCGGTGATACTTTCTTGTGGAACCGTCTGAGTGACGGTGTTGTTAGGTGCAAATACCACGGTGTAGGTGGTATTCGCGGGCATAATCGCATCGTTGCCCCACACCTCACATGGTCCGTTTAGTGCGGTATTGACTACCTGACCGGTGGCATCGATACCGCAACGAGACGATTGACTTGCAATCACACCCACTGTCGGCACGTAATAGTGAATCGAGGAAGACCACGGCATCAGGCGGAATTCGACATAACCTCTCGTCGCGTTGATGACTTGCCCGGTAACAATGACTTCTGTTTGCGCGAATGCGGTGCGACTCCAGAGAAGCGCGAAGACAATAAACACACGTTTCATATCCGGACCTCGTCCCGTATCGGATCTACAGCGCACGGCAACTGAAGCTTTTCTGCTTCACGTATCAGAAGGGTGACCCATTCCCCATTTGCGTTCATTTGCGGCTGTAGCCAATAGATGACTGCATGGGCGACACAGATCTCGAGATCACACCAGATTTCGAGTCCTGCATTTGTGACCTTTTGACAGAAGTCGAAGTCTTCGGAGGATTGTTCCGGTGGTCGGTTATCGCGATAGACCGTATGCACTTCCCACCACGGATCAGGAACCGTTTCAAACACCCGACGATGAATCAGCGTGCCGCCGCCGCCGATCGCACCCACTCGAATCAAGCCGTGCTCGTGCTGCTTGTAGAAGTACTGCGGCATGTGGCCAGGCCGATCATCCGGCAAGGGCGGATCATAGATCATCGGTGGATGCGGACCGTTTTTCATCAAGCAGTTCACTCCCACCACATCCTTGTTGTGTGACACCAAACGCATCAGTGCATCCGGTGGAAAAACCTGGTCATCATTGATCAGCCAGAAGTATTCACAGTCCGACCGCAAAAACTCACGGGCTAAATCATTTTGCTGACTAGCGATATAGGCACTTCGGCGTGATCGTTTAATGGTGTGTGGAGGCAGCCAAACCTTATCGAAATTGTCGTAGAAGTCGGCGTAAGAGGCGCGTTCACCAGAGGGGCGGGCTACGAAGACCTTCAGATTATTAAAGTCCACCATACTTAGGGTCCGTGTATGCGCACCGCGATTACCTGTTTATTCGAAGTAGCAGATCAGTTTCCCGGTTGGCATGTTCGTGGTACTGTCCAGCTTTGTGGTCCGAACCGTAAAACCGTGAATCCAACCGATCCTGCCCGTTCGCACTGTTCTTAAATCCGAGGCACCGTTCAGACTTGCCACAAGATTGCCGTAACGATCGAGTACTTCCACGGTGTCCGTGTCCGCGGTGTATCCGACATATTCGACCTGCGTGTTGTGTAGATCGCCTGCGAACAAAATCACACCGGCTGCCACGGGCGTATCGATTACCCACGGGTTGACCGTCAGTTGATTGGCCATTACGCCCCCTTGCTACCAAATGCCCCGTGCCAGTACCACGCCCCTGTGGAGAACCGGAAGAACGTCGAAAAGTTGAGACCTTTGGTAAAGAAGTCATCCTGCGATTCGAATGAAGGTTGTTCGCGCCAGAAGAACTTCAGATAGTGCGAACTTTTCTCTGATAGAACAAACCAGGCTGTGAGTGATGTCAGATAGTGATTAATCGCTGGTTCAAGGCGTCCTTGCATGACGTTGACGTCATTATTCCCGGACGCCGGTTTGTATGCAGAGTTCAGGATTTCACCGGCCGTATACTGCAACTCTGGAGGAATGACAAGATGTTGCGGAATGATGCGTTTGACCAATCCTCTCTCATTCACCATTCGTTCGGCGAGTGTCACAATCTCTTGGAGACCAGACACCGATAGAGAAATGTCGCTGGCGCATTCATTACTGTAGGTTTTACCGTTCAACAGCGGATGTGTCTTGTTGAATAGCGTGACTCCATCGATGGTTAGCGTGCCGGTGGTTGCCGTGAATCCATTGTTCAAAACATTGGCCGCAGTCGCTTCCACCGTCTGTTTGATGGATGCGGAGAAATCGTTCGCGACTTGGCTAATTTTGCCGTACTGGTCGTCGGAATACATTTCTCTAGTCACCTGAAACCCGAGTGCATACGACTGATGCGTCAGTCTCCAGGTTCCACCTTGGATGGGTTCGTCGAGTTTCATCACTTCGCCTTCCGGCTTGGTGGGTACCGCACCGAGACCGGCGATTAGAACTTGCTCCTCATAGGCGCGTGACGAGGGACCGACGTTAAAGACTTGGGAATACTCTTCCGGCTGTGCTTGCAGATCCTCGAAAATAATCGCGTGCAACCCCGGAGCGAGTAATTGTGCAAATTGACCTCTATTGGCTGCCATTTTCTCTGCTCCTTATGCGAAGAGTTGCTGGAAAGCTTTCACGAATTTGAATGCAACTCGCCCGCCCGCTGTTCCGATAGGATCGACTAATCCGATAATTTCGCAGCAACCACCAGTCGCTTGGGTTGTGATCGTCGAATCGACAAACCAATTCTTTGTCGTCGAGTCTTTCGTGAATCCCCATGTAGACATGAGGTCTGTCGCCGCTAAGGTGTGCGCCGTATCCGTACTGGCGACAAAAATGGTTTCGTCACACGCCACGTAAATTCCCAAGTTTCCATCAGCCATAGGGGCGCCTATGGGAATGTTTTTCGCGGATGGCTGGTTAGGGACAGAACCATAACTCAATCCCGATCCGCCAACCGGAGCAGCTCCATCGGCACTGAGATTGTGCCCCGCTTCCATGGTGATTCCAGCGATAACGCTGGTGTTGGTCGAGATGGCGGTACGTTCAATGAGGTAGCCAGAAGAAACCACAACTGGCGTTCCTGCGTTCACAGTGATGGATGCCTTTTCTGGCAATCGCAAGATATACGGCAGCGCATGTGTTGCATTCAGAACTTGGTAAACCTGAACGGGCGACGCCGTCGTGTTGGTACCGGCTAGAGGTTGAACAATGTCCTTATCGTCCGGTTTGTCACCGGGTTTGACATCACCGGGTTTGTCGGAAGGTTTGTCACCCGGTTTATCGCCCGGCTTGTCCGGCTTGTCTTCGACGATGGTCTTGTCGCCGGGTTTATCGGCGGGCTTATCGGCCGCGTGCCGTAGTAAGGTCATGGATTACTCCAGACCGTTTGGAGTTTTTACTTGTGGAATTCGATGGTCTTCGAATCAAAGAACTCCTCGCGGTCAAAGGTCGGAACGTGCTGACGACGCGCGCTATCTTTGAAATTGCTCTTTCCAGAGGTCATCATTTCGCGCGATCGGCGGACGTTCTCGGCAAGATAGAAGTCGTAGGCCTCACGATCGATTTGCATCAAGATCACATCACCCGTTCGATAGAAACCATCATCGGATATTCCGACTACGGTATCGATCAGGCGTTTATCTTCCGGAACTTTCGGGTTATCTTTGGCGAAAACAAACCCCAAATGTTTATGGCGCGCGATGTCGTGATTGTCGTCACGGACCCAGCGCACAACCATGTCCGGATTGCGATGTTGAGCAAAGATCGCAGATAACATGGACCTGCGACGGAGTTCTTCATAACGTTTCGCCCGTTCTTCGGGCGTGATGGGAGTGATGGGACCGTCTGAGGGAGTACTCATGCGGTCACCTTTTTCTTAGAGAATCGAGGTCGGGCGTTGTCGAGAGTTAAGGGAAGACGACCATCGGTTTGATCATAACGATCGGCCGCTTCTCGGTACTCTTCTTTGGTCATGCCGAACTTGCGGGCAATTTTCAATTCTTCTTCGGTAAGATCCCGCGGCTTCGGTGCTTCGGACCCTTTCGGTGTTGGACGTTCTACAGGATTCATCGCGGCGCGTTCCGCCGCACGTGCCTCTTCCATAAGCTTGTCGGCTTGCTCACCGCGGACCATCTTATAGGTCATTTCCCAGTAGTCTGGATTACATTGGGCATCGGGCGTCATCCCAGACATCCGCTTTTCGATTTCAGCAGCAAACCGCAGGTAATCTGGATGTGCATCACGGACCGTGATCTTGCAGGCATTGACCAGTGCCGGCGTTGCCACCTTCGTCACACGCTGCACCTGTTCCGTCACTTCGTTCGTGACGACTCGCCGAACGCTGCCTTCCGGATCGCCGAACATATCAAATTTGGTATCTTTCTTTTCCGGTGCTGGCGGCTTTGGTGCACGTAAGCGATCCTGCAGGATTTGTTCGCGTCGTTGAAAATACGCAGCGACCTCTTCGGCGGATTTACCTTGTAGTTCGGGTGGGAGGTTCGAACCAGGAGTGTCGTTCTTGCTGAAAATCGGATCCGCTTTACTCATGTGACATTATTATTATTTTGAATACGCGAATTATTATCTTTAATTCGAGCATATTCTTCGCTTTTTTCAATCATGGCGTCAAGTCTTTCTATCTCTTCGGGCATCGCTGCCAAGATTTTTAATTGTCGCGCCTGACCCTGCAACCGTGCGATTTCCTGCGGATCATCCTCGGTCTCTAGCTTAGCCACCAGTGCCGCCCGAGACAGCAGCAATGCGCGCGAGTACGTTTTGTAACTCGGATGGCTGAACATTACCCGGAGTAGGTTGCATTCCGCCCGGCTGATTGGGCTGTGCTTGTCCAGCCCCTCCGCCCAAAACTTTCGCGATGTCCGGAAGAATGCGGTCGCGGTCTCCGATATCAAAGGCGAACAATATTCTTGAGACCAAATCTCTCGCCCCATCCAACACCATAAGCGAAACAGGTAACATCGGACTATTTGGCGGCATCGCTGAAACCATCTGCGTAAGCTGGATGATCTGGGTGTAGTACTGCCCCATGGTGCCGGCCATCTGTAGAAGTGCTTGACGGTCGGTTTCTCGGTTCGATGTGGCGTCTGAGGCGGTTGGGGTATAGAGGAGGGTGCCCTGTTTTTCGTCGACGAGTTGAAACGCATCTTTTACCTTCTGACCAAAAGCCCCGAATTTATCGAAGTAGTCTGGTGCGAAGGCGTTGTAGGAAAGTGCAGTCAATCGCCCGATTCGATGGAATGGATAACGCAGGCGACGGATGAATATATCCTGTCGGCGATTCCCTTCAGACAACAAAGCCAATGTCGCACCCGTTGCATAAATTCCCCGCTTACCAGCCGCCTGCCCCTGACCGAAACCTTGCATTGAGGGGGAGATACCTATGTAGCGTTCGGCCAGGGACATGGCGAACTGTTCTTCATCGATCATCGCGTTGTAATTGCCGGGCACGACGATCGGTTCCAGGTCGTCCATATCATCGAGTTCGATAACAACGCCGGGATACCAATCCGTCGCCGGGTTCGGCACATCCGCATATCTTTTCTTTTTGAAACTCGGAACGTTCGCTATCGTGTTCGCGTCCCGGCGCGCGTTATGAATCTGTGCGACTTCTTCTTGGGATTGTTCGAGGATTTCGGGAACGGAGTAACCGAAGTAGGAACCTCGGCGACGGAACGGCCGGAAGTCGATGAACGGCTGTTCGCCCATCGGCATAAAGTTATAATACGACCGCAAAATAGCATCGCGACCTTTCACCAAGGGATTCACCACGACCACAATCGGCCGGCGTTTCCCCCCAATTTCATAATTTAGCCAACACTCCACTGCGGAATACGGATAGTCGACGTCGGCAGTCAGGTTGATGCCGGTGGATTGTTGCTGCGCCTCCTTGATTGGATCAATCGAGTGATCCTCCAGCATGAACCCGGCTGCCGTGTCGTTCCATCGCCCCGACTTCCGACGATCTCGCACATCGTTTTCCGTCAATCGGATGCGATGGAAAAGGATTTCTGCCTTTTGCACGCTGGTTGCGGTCAACGGAAATGGCCAGAAATCCTCAAAGGGAATGGGTTCATATTGCATTCCACTTTGGGTCACTTCCTTGAATTCCTGCCGATCCATATAAGAAGAGGTCGTATCGGACCAGATCGCTTTCAACGTCAGCGTGCCGGTTTGTAAGGAGTGATTGACGACGTCGTCGACCACTTCGAACCCGAATAAATCGGTGTCCCAGAGGTAGTTCAGGCCAGCACTTAAGGCTTCAAGGGTTTCGTGCTGGATATCATTCTTTAACAAAGATGAAACCATCCAAAAAGGTTTCGTACCGAACAGAATCCCAAGAATGCGGGCACCGAGAATGTCGGAGTGCATTCGGATCAAGTGCGGCATGAAATTCGACGCACGGTAAAACGGGACCGTTCGTACCTTCTGCGCCGGCAACGCATCATAATTCTTCTGCCAGTTCGCGGCTTTGTCGTCGACCTGGTTCTGGCGCGCAGTCAGCACCATTTTCAGTTTGTCGATCAGTTCGTCGGCAAGCTCGTCGAGTTTATCCGGAGGCAGATCCAGTTCTTTTACAGGCGGCATTAACGAAATGTATACAACATTATTATTGCAGATAATGAAATTATTATTTAAGGTTGTGTCGTTCACTGTCACCACTAAATCCACTCTCCCCGGTTTTGCCGACCGGGGATTTCTTTGAAAGGACAACCCATGTCGTTCCGAGTCGGCATCACAGCGAGAAACACGCAGGCGCTTAATAACCGCCGTAGGCCACGTCGGAATGCGTCCGCGGTTCAACCTTCCGCTTCGCATTCTCTTCAGTGTTGCCTTGATTGGTATTGTAGATAACGGGCTTGCGTGACTTTGAAATCGCGTAGGCCAACGCATCGAAGATATCGACCATTTCGCTGTGCGGAAATTCGATGATCTGCCGACGTAACTTCGTCATGCCCTCACCAATGTAGATTCGACCTTGCTCAAATGCCGGTTGGGCGAGGTCTCGAATGCGGTCTTCCTTCGAACCTGACGGTGGCTTGATCGCTCGCGCGCGGATCGGCCGATGCACCTTGCCGCAGTAGATACACGGCTGGGATCGCATGCGAATGATTTCATCGACTTCTTTGTGCGCCCCCACGCTTTCAAACCAGTTCCCCCAACAACGCCACTTATCGTTTAAGACATGCCACTGCTCGACACTCTTACCGAAGCCGCAGTTCTTTGACCAGGTCCCCAACACGAAAATTCTGCCTTTGCGATCCGTACCCGTGACCACAATAGCATTCTCCGCCCGCGCCTGCTTCCCACCGGATGAGGGATCATAAACAGACAGTCGTACCAGGGAACTCGCTTCGATGCGTTCGTGGGTGTCGGACGTGATGAGAGATCTCCGATCCTCCGATATCGAATAGGTTTTGATCCACTCATCTGGGAAGTCGGCACCTTCCTTTGGCGTAGGATTATTGAGCATCAAACAGCCGAACTGGTACGTTCCCATGCGCTGACGCATCAATTCTAAATCACGCAACGAATAGCCGATTGTTTTCGTCGGATCTGCCGGCGATGGTTGCCGGGGAAAGATCGACTCCCCGTTTTCAATAGCGCTACGGATATACCACCGATAACCCTCGCGATCCCCGCTGCGCCGTTTGTGATACGGCATTTCTTCCATGATCCAGCCATAGAGATCACCACGGCCGTGCTTCCACCGGGTTCCCACAATCAACTCTTCCGATTCGACTGAATTCAAAAGACCCGGTGCGGTCTGAAACCACTCGATTGCCCGTTTCATTTCGGCTTCAGAACCAGCTGCAACCAACCCGATAGGATCGTCATAGACGATGAGGTCGTAGTGGAATCCGGTGTGTTTTGCCCCGATACCGACAGTCTGAATCGTGGGTTCATCGAATGAACGCTTCCGCGGCACTGTAATCGCCGACTCGGACCAAGACTTCCCATAGTCCGGTGGAATCACATGCGGGTACAACGCCTGAAACAGCGGATTCTGCTGAATATTCCACCGGATGTCCTGCAAGTTCTTCGCGCCTACCTGATCGTTTTCACCGACAAACAGAATGCGTATCTCTGGATTCAACACAATCCTCTTCAGTACCCATGCCTTTACCATCGACGACTTGAAGTACTTCCGAGGCATCAATAAGCCCCGCCCGCGGTCTCGAACCGTCGAATCCAGCCAATCACACACAGGCTTATGTAAATGGGGTGTGAGGTCTTTATAGCCGGCGATGGTTTTGGCGAACCAGAAGGTATGCTCAACGGCGCGCTGACGAATCCAGTTTAGAGTTTCTTCAGCGTCGCCCTTTTCAGCAACATTGAGGATGTCATTCGGCGTCAATGATAGGTTCGACGTCATCTTCCACCGGCAGGTAAATACTCGCGTCCGTCGGTGCTGCCGGAATTTCTTGCCCGTATTCGATCAACTCGCGCGTGGTGTCGACCATCAATTTCAACACTTCCGGCGTCAACACTGCGGAAAGATTGGTCTGTTGAACCTTCTTCGTCTTGGAAGTCTTCGAACCTCGGTCCGCCAAGTCGATCGCCGCTTTCAACTGCAGATTCTCACTTACAGATTCATCCATGATCTGTTTAATCTTGCGCAAACCGCCCGACGCATAGTCTTCCTTGACCTTTTCGATGTTTTGGGCAACGTCGGTAGCGGTTCCTAGCAAATCTTCAGCACGCTGAAACACCTCAAAGCGAGTTTTTTTCAATTTCGACTGGAATTCTGGCGTGCGATTCCAGTTGTAAATTGTTTTTAGCGGAATTCCCATCAATTCCGATGCTTTTCTATCTGAAATATTGCGCATTTTTAATCGCACGAGTTCGTCCCATGCGGCTTGCATTTGCGGATCACTAAGATGGGACTTTCCTCTCACTTTTACTCTCGGAACACCGCTTCGACAGGAACATTCCAAAACCCGATCAGCCCACCGCTGCTCGTCGCTGTAACTTGAAGCCGATAACAGCTGTTCGGAATCAGTTGCACGTAGGAATTGACCGCCCCTTGATACTGACCATTCGACTGCGTCACATAGTTCATGGTTACCGGTCCGAAAATGATGTAGCCGTACCCGTCGAGTAGTTGCAGTTGAACGTTGGCATCGTTGACGTACAGACCGGTGCTTTCATCTTGCAGATGTACCAAATTGACCAGGTTGTCATTGGCGATGTTGATACGCTGTCCCATTTAATTCCACCTCACCCGTCCCCCGAGCACCGGTCCAATGACGATAAATCCTGCAAGTCCTCCAACGGTGCCGGCCGGAGGCGACGGCAAAATTGGGATCGAACAAGTCGTCGTATACGATGCACTCGTGCTATCGGTAACGGTGACGTTATAGGAAAATGTACCGAATGTCGTTGGCGTACCAGATAACGTCCCTGCACCTGAAAGACTTAGACCCGGAGGCAAGCCGGTGGCACTAAATGAATAAGGTGCAGTCCCTCCTGTGGCCACCATAGTCTGAGGCGTGATCGGTTGATTGACCACACCGTGAATGACCAAACACGTCGTCTGCACTCCTACCGGTGTCGGCAGTATCGTTAACGAACAAGCAGTTGACGACGTCTGAAGTACCGCATCCCGCACGATTACGTTGTAGAAGTAAGACCCCACTCCGGTGGGTGTTCCGGAGACCACACCGGATGCATTGATCGACAATCCGGGGGGCATGTTCGGCGATGAGAACGTATATGGAGGTGTACCACCTGAAGCCGTTGCCGAAACCGGCGTAATCGGTTGGCCTTGAACCAAGCTTTCCGTGAATACCGGACAACTCACCGTTAACGGGGGTGTGGCTGCCGGCTGAATCGTGACCGAGCACGTTGTTGTCGCAACCGTCGAGGTACTATCGGTGACTGAAGTCCCGTAACTGAATGTTCCGGAAACCCCCGGTGTCCCCGAAATCGTCCCGTTGGACGCCATAGACAACCCCGAAGGCAATCCTGTAGCGGAAAACGAATAAGGCGCCACCCCACCCGAAGCCGTCGCCGCAACCGGCGTGATCGGAGTCCCGACAGTGGGAGTTCCTGTGAATACGGCACAATGTGCAACCAGAACCGGAGGTGGAGGAATGACAGGGGCGCCTTTGAATAGAAGCAGTAGCCCCATTTTATGGCCTCAGTCGGAAAGTTCCGCGCGCCGTCGGTGTCGTGCCCACAACCGTCGATGAATTTCCGCAACTCGTGCCAGAACAAGAAGGACCGGGTGTCGCAGGACTCGTCCCGCCACTCGCATCAACGGAAGCATAGTTCGTGATCGTCCCCGTCGTCGATGGAGCAGTCGTATTAATGCGAAAGACAGCAGCTCCATTCGCTGCTCCCCCCGCCATGGCTGACGTCAAGGTGACCGTCGCTGTAATCAACGCACCTGAACTCCCTAAATTGGTGCAACTCACGGTGGTCACGTTGGTCACCCCAGTACAGGAACCGGCAACTACCCCCGTTGGCAATTGATCCCGAACCGTTAGCGTCGTCGACGATGCTCCCCCTCCGCTGTTCCCAAGATTGATGGTGTATTGCAAGGAACCCGATGGCGCCACTGTGCCCGCTCCCGACTTGCTCAGCGTATCGTTTTCAGTCGGAGTCGTGATGACGTTCGGATTTCCACTATTCTCGAAAAGCAAATAGGTGTAGATCAGTTCCCCTTTATTCCACGCCAGATATTGATTGCTGCTTGACGTTTCGAATTTGGTATCGACGAAATGACATACCGACGTCGGTGTAGCGCAACGCACCGTGGGACTAGAATCGACCCCCTTCGTGCCTCGATCAAAGAAATAGGCCGCCCGGTTTAAATAGGTCATGTTCCCTGTCAGTTTGTAAGCAATGACCAAAATGTCGACCAAATCTGTCGTATATACCGAGTCGAACAGCGTCGGAGTCGTGCTTCCTACTCCGAGAACCGTCGTATTAAACCAAGTATTCTCTTGCCAGACGTGCGTCGGATTGTTGATGTCGATCCCCTGCCAAGAACTGGCGTATTGATAAGTCGCATCCAAGGCGTACTGGTTGACGAAATCCGCCACGTGTATCAAACGGGTTCGGATCGCGGGATTGCTCGTCATCATGTACGCCTTGAATAAACCTTCGCATAACCAAGCGACTTGAAACGTGTTCCAAATTCGGTAACCCACAGTCCAATAATCTTGATTCGGAACCCCACTCGTCTGGTACATCAGATTGTTGGTGTCGAACTGGTTGCCGATAAAGTACATGTTGCGAACCGTGTCGTAATACGGTGTCGTCAAGCAGTGCGTGAGAACCGTATTGAACAACGTCTGCCAACGACTGGAACCGGTAATCTCCACCAAGCGAGTCAGAAATATCAAATGGCGTCCGGCTGTACGCCAACCTCCGTATAAACACGAGTCGGGCGGCAAACAACTATAGGTCGTCGTTGAGGCGTTATACATCGTCTCAAGATCCGCCGCCAGATTGGTCGCCGCCGTCAAATACGCAGAGTCGCCTGTGTAGGTATACCAAGCGAGTAAACCGTAGCCCCAAAAGTGATCTAACCCGAAACCATTGCGATCAT